AGAACCTTAGCGCATCCTTCAAAGGGCTTGACTAGAACATTCTTACATAGTTCAATTGCGGGGTTCATACAAATGAGTTTCGCTTAGAACAGTTTTCGCTTGCTGTAATGACTTGAAGATTCCAAGGTACATGAAGACCACATACGGTCTTCCCTTGCAGCGGGACAATATGATCGACATGCCACTTTATTCCTGTGGCTTTTGTTCTTACCGCTGATAGATGATATGCTTCTTGAATCATCCATCGCTCGTCTTCAGAAAGCCATTTAGGACAGGCGTTAAGTTTTCTGGTGTGTCGAAGCATACAATTAGCATTGTGCTTTTCTTTATTTTTCTCTTTCCATTCTTTGCTCTTTAACTTAGCAGGTTCTGGATTTAGAAGATACTTTTGACGAGATTTTTCTGAGATTTTATCTTTATTGTTTAGATAATATTCTCTTTTTCTTTCTACCAACTGTTCTCGTTTTCTAGCACGATACTGCCTGTCCCATTCTGCTTTTGCCTGCTTCTTTTCTTCTTCTGTAAAATATTTCTTTTTCACAGTTTAGACTCTCGTTTTTCGATGCTGCGACCAACAAAGAAAAATGACAAGATCATCATAAGCATACTAAAATCATCTGCCGTCCAAATTTCATCAATAAGCTGACTTGCAGGAATTCCGCTATTGACTGCGTATGACACAGTAATGATTTTTACAGCCGTATACAGTCCAAACATCAGCCAAGTGATTCCAGGTCGAACCAACGCTGAAATACTGGCAACCCACTTGTATGCTTTACTGTCTGCCTCTGCTTGTTGCTTAAAAGCCTCACCAATGGCGTCTATCTGATGAATGCTATGGTCTACATAACGCTCTTCCATGCGGTACTCACCGCGCATCTTCTCTAGGTCAGTCTGAAGAGAAAACATCTTCAGTTCGTGGCTTCGTTCATCTTTGCGGTCAAGCCACTTCAGTACCTCCGGGGCCAGCCGGAACAGGCCACCGAAGATACTGCCTAGAAGACCGCCTCCTAGCATTTCAAACATATGCTTATTCCTGCGGTTGAATAGACGACATCATTGCTCGGTAAGCCATGCTGACTTCTTCAGGTTTTAGGTTACCGGAAGCAACATCACGAATCAGTGTTTCAGCAGCACGCCTACGCATAGCTCCCAAGGCTCGGTCAGCAGCAAAGCCACCGGCACCGATTCCAATACCAAGAGCAGGATTAGTTATACCAGCACCAAAGGTTCCAGCAGCAACCAATTGACTACGCTCTGGGTTAAATCGTGCAGCTAATGACAGCAGAGGATCAAGAGTACCACCAGTGGCAGCTTTCCTGATCGCCGCCTGTTCAGCAGTGCTAAACTGACGAATCTTATTCTTGTCGGCAGCAAGGTTAATTAACTGACGACGAAGAAGTTCACCTTCAGACGCCTTAGGGTCTAGTGCCTTGGCTTCTGCGGTATTCAAGGCATCTTCAAGGATAGAAGCCTTAGACATATTGCGCCAGTCTTGTCGGGCATTAGCTACTGCCTTAACAGCAGCGTCTAAACTGCCTTTGTTAGAAAGAATGTCCTTGGGGCCAAGACTTGCAATGTAGCTGTCTAATTCAGCCACTGCTTTTCCTGCATATCGACGAGTAGTTGTGTCATTGGAAGACCGAAGATCAGACAACTGACCACGCATCTTTTCTAACCTATCAAAATCTACTCGTTGGGTTCCTACAGCTTTACGAAAACTTTCAAGTTGCTGGTATACTGGCTTATGGGTATCAACAATTTCAGGATCAAAGCCTGCTTTACGCATATTGGCCTCAATACCGTCAAAAGCATCTAAGACACTCTTTGGCTTGACAGCAACACCCTGCTGCTGCATAACTGTATATTGGTCTTGTGACCGCTTCTTAATCTGGTCAAGAGTTAATGAAGGGGCGCGAGTATCAGTAGCAGCAGAAACACCTTTGGCTGCGGTTTTACCAGCGGCGGTACCGGCTAAGAAGCCAGCAATCAGACCGGCGGTAGGACTCTCGGTAGTTTCTGTTACTTGTTCTGCGGCAGCTTGAGAGACAGTACCGGCAGGGCCAGCAACAGCCATCTGAGTACCGATATTCTGTCGCAAAGGCTCTAACAACTTAGAACCACCGGAAAGGGCTGCTGTAGCAGGAACACCGGCAACAGCGCCTGCCCCTGCCTGGACAGCACGCTCAAGTGCCCCACTAGGTTCAGGAAGACCTAACTGTGTCAAGACATTTTGAAGTCTTCCCATTTGATCTGGAACACCAGCAGCAACCGCAAAAGGCTCTGCCAACATGGCTGGAATAGTGGCCGCACCAGTAATACCGGCGCGAGCAGTCAAGCCTAATTGACGAAGAATCTGAGAACCAGTGGAAGGCGCAGGAGAAGCCTTGGGAAAGTTCTCCTGAGCATACTTTAATACCTGTTCCTGTGTAGCTCCTTCAGGTGCCGTAATTTCATATTCTTTGCCGTCAGGCGCGGTCACAACATAAGTAGGCATTTTACTTCCTTATTGTTTCGGACGAATAGACCACTGACCAGTAGAAGGCACAGCCGCTGCCTCAGGAGCGTTCATGCGATCAAATTCTTCTCTAGTAATGGGCTGTTGTCCGTTGGTAGTCCTTAGCCAGTTATTATAGTGAAACTCAATCTTTGTTAAGTTTTCCTTTAATTCCGTTGGCTTTAGACCTTGAGACAGACTAGCAATGGTAGACTGAAGAGCATTCAATTCTTGCACAGCCACCTGACCAAGAGCACCGCCAGTTGGGCTTGCTTCGCGCATCTGTTGTAAACGATCAAAGCCAATGTTTGCCTTGATGGTGTCTAACTTTGTACGAAGAGTGTAAGCAGGAGTGGTCGGAATGAACGAAGCAGCGACACCGATACCGGCAGTATTTGCACCCACTAAACTCTTAGCCTCACCGATAGTACCTAACATCGAGGTTGCATGGGAAGTGGCTTGTTGCTTGGCAAGGTCTTTCTTTTCTTGCTTTTCGTCCCTCTTAGCCTTCAGTTCTTCCAATCGAAGATTAGCAGTTTCTCGTTGTGCAGAAGTAACAGCAGAAGTCACCATAGCCTGAGCAGCAGCCATCTGTTTCTTAAACTCTTGATCTCGTCGCTGTTGCTCTTCTTTGGCAGCAATCTTTTCACGCTCAAGTTCTAGTTTTGCTTGACGATCGGCGGCAGCTTTTTCTCGCTTTTCCAAAGACTCAAATATTTTATCAGCAGGCCCGTATTTCATCACGGCAGCTTGAATTTGTTGAGGCGTTGCGTCGGGAGGAAGTGCCCTTAATTCTGCTTCAACACGAATTTGTTGCGCTGTTTTGCGCTCAGTCTCGGCAGTCCTAGCACGAATTTCTTCCTCGCCAGCCATAGCCTTGGCCTGCTCTGCGCGAGTCTTGCCAAGGATAGCCTGCTGTTGCATCATCTTCTGCGCCTCCATAGCAGCCTGCTGTGCGGCCTGCGGATTGATCTGTCGCAGAGCATTAGCATACTGCATCATGCCTTCAGCAGTCGTGGTGTCAAACTGCTGTGCCAACTGACGCAACTGCGAAGCCTGCTCAAGCATCGGATCACGGGAACCAAGAGCACGGGAGGCTTGAGTAAGCCCACCGTAGATGCCAGCAGCAATCCGGGACTGCGGATTCATGTTAGCAAACTGCATGGCGCGTTGACGATCAACTTCAGCCTGAGCCTGTTCAGGACTAAGCCCAGCATTGAGAAGACCAAGGTAAGGATTACCCATCATTCCATCAGCCATTATTAGCCTCCAAACAGTTTACCGATTAACTGAGCAACCGGATCAGACAAAGCACCAACAACAGCCGTGTTACGGTTTGCTGTCAGTTGATTAGCGGTATTCAGGCCTTGCTGTAACATCTGTGCAGCAGCGGTGTTGCCTGCTCCTAACTGAGCACCGGTGCTTAACGGCTGCATACCAACCTGTTCAACGCCTGCGGCCTGTTGGAAGCCAGTACTGAACGGAGCCAAAGCAGCTTCCTGAGCACCGTAGCCACCACGCTGGAGATTCAGAGCACCACCAAGCAAGCCTTGACCGAAGGTGACCTGTTGCTGACCGGCTTGTTGTGCTTGAGCAGCCAACTGAGCGTTACGCTGCTGCTGTGCGTTGTAGAAGGCTTCCATAGCCGGGTTAGCAGCACGCAGACCAGGAGCACCCATCGGAGTAGCGCCAGTAGCGCCCATCGCAAGGCCGCCAGTGCCCCTACGGAACTGTTGCGTCTGTAACTGTGCCAGAGCACGCTCATCCAACGGAGCCAACAGTTCTTGCTGCTGTGCAACATACTGCTGTGCAGCTTGCTGCGGAGTCTGTGCAACGTACTGCTGTCCTAAACCAAACAAGCCTTGAGCAGCTTGGTTGACTTGGTTCTGCATGGCTTGCTGCTGCTGTGCCTGTTGCAGTGCTCCGCCGGAGATACCCAGCAAAGCCTCACGCATAGCAGCCACATCAGGAGCCACTTGGTAGCCAGCGCCGATCAGGCGACCATCAGGGCCATACTGGAAACCACTACGACCAAAGCGGGTGGTAACGCCCACAGGGCGGAACTGTGCCTGCTGCGCTGCTTGTTGAGCAGCCTGTTGTGCCCCACTAGCAGCCTGATTTGAAGCATAGATGTTGCCTGCGGTACTGATAAGACCGCTTAAAAGGCCGGTATAATCAATAGCCATTAGTAGGTACCTCCATCAATGGTACCAGAGAATGTACCAGACAATGTTAGATTAGCCATCACAGTTGTTCCAGTATGAGTTCCATTGTTAGCGTCAGGCTTAGAGGAAACGGCAGAGGCAATGTTATTGTACTCTGTGTCGATTTCCGTGCCCTTGATGATCTTGGAAGGATTGCCCGACACAAGACCGTCTTTAATAGCAAAGTTAGTAGTTTTGGTATAATTAGACACTTAGTTACCTCGTTTTTCCTACTTTGGTAAAGACATCAATCTTTTGAAGCGATACAGGTCGAGTATTCACAGTGGTTTCAAAACCTAGCTGAATAACCTTACCAGCACCACCAATGTTGATTACCTTGTTGTCGAAAGCTGATCCACCGTATTCACCGATATTGTACTCGGCGATGTTGTATTCTGCAACAGCAGCGTTTGACAGGTTGAACTGACGGCTGTTCAGAATGTCGCTGTAGTCATAACCGAACTTCAGCACCACAGGATAACCCTGTCCACCGATAGTCGTGATTCCAACCTTCTTCATAATCTTCAGTGCCGTGGGCACACCAAAGTCAAAGTAGTTGGTGTAGTATCTCATTACATAAGTATCAACATTATCACGATAAGTGTCATACTTACCGACATATCCTGGCTTACCCAACAGAAGGTCTTTGTTCTGTTTGTAGCAGAAAGCTGTTGGTACATTTCCATCCCACGTCGTAGCCCTGCTTGCACCGTTAGGCAGCAGCATCCGAAGATCAAAGCAGAAAGTAATTCCGGTGACAGGGAAAGTAATCAGGTAGAAACCTTCCTTGTCTGAGTGAGTTGCTTTGATGTTTAGTCCAGATGTTTCAAGAGACATCGCAGCGACAACATCGTCACGCACATTTGCGCTGATGTCGCGCATCGGCGAAGACTTCTCTTGGATCACCCGAGACAGTGACTTGACACCGCTATCAGATAGGAAGTACACATCTGAGCCGGTGGCTACCACAGAGTCTCGTGCAAAGCAGCCAACACCTGTGATCGTGTCTTGCAGCGTCAGTCCGGCAGGGTCTTGAGCGTTAGCGTAGATCAGAATCTGTCTACGACCAAAGACGATCAGGAAGCCGTTGTGGGCTGCTAGAGCAATGATTTCGTCGGCACCAGCAGGCCATATTTCTGCAATATCCAGCGTTCCAGCAGTGCCTGTTGATAACACGAAACCAGCAAGCAGATCGGAGAACTGAATAACCGTTTTACTAGATGTGTTATTGGCTGACCATGTACGACCATATGCACTGATTACGCAGTTGTTGTGGGTTACAGTTCCAACATATCCAGTCTTCTCCGACACTCTTCGATAAGTTGTGGTTGACACAGCAGGATCAAAGATCAGAGGATCGTGTCCAGACTGGTACATGTACAGGATACCGTTCAGAGCAGCCATCTGCCAGTTGCTGTCAGTGATCGTCGGAGCAGTTCCTCCGCCGCCGTAGGTCAGCATCGTCAGTGTACCGCCGTTAAGCCTGAACAGCTTGTTGTTACCGGCAGCAATCGTGTACGAAGTACCGTCAGCAGCAATCAACTCACCGATAGCCTTGACAGCATTTGAGCCTAAGTCAGTGTTGGTCGTATGCGAGGGACTCCAGCCTTTACGAGCACCGATACGACCAAACTTGTCAATCACACAATTCGTAGCAACAGTAGCAAAGCCTGATTCAAGTGAAACCACCGAGTCCTGCGTGTTAAGGCCGTAGAAACCCGGAGCAGCGATAGAAGTGGTTAACAGCTTTGCTACCATTATACACTCGTCCAGGTTACTTGTTCATCGTACCGGTTAGCTTCAAGAGCAATAGCGTCTGACAGTGCAAGACGATACTTCTGATATAATTCACTGAAAGACTGTCCGCCGTCTTCACCTCGTTCAGCAACAGCGTTAGCGTATGCTAACATCTGC